AGGAATACGCGCAATTCTCGCAGCGCATACCGGTGGATTTGGTAGCAGGACTGGGCTACACGTTTTCGGTTTATGTCCGTGGTAGCAATACCGGCTGGATGATTGTCTTTCCTAATTCGGGCGAGCATTTTCGCCTTTCGGCTGCAAAGCCCGGAGAGTGGCAAAGAGTCTCGGTTTCATTTAAGGCGAGGACGCCAAGACCCGGAGAGGAAAACCGCGCTTATTTACGCTGCTGGCTGAAAAACGCCGACAACACTCAGCGACACGAGGTGCTGTTTTGCGCTCCCAAATTGGAAGAGGGCCTAACGGCCACGCCATGGTGCTTATCAGAAAACGACAAAGTGGGCGCCACCGTGCAACATCGTGGTTTTTGGGACGCGTTTCCCGACGGGACGGTATTTCGGGGACGCAACGAGACGGGAGGAGGTTATGAAGACGTGGTGGATATTTTGACGCCCGCGGGGACACGAGAAGCATATCGTTGCACCCGCACGCATACCAAAGCGGGAAACGAGACGCGCCCCGGTGCCAATTCTCCATATTGGAAAAAGGGAGACTCTTATGAGATGGTTAGCACGCGCTTGCTGTTATCCGGAAGTGCGCAAATAGACAACCTCTCAACGGGGAACATCTCAGAGGATCGTATGGTGACGGCCGGAGCGGAAATGAGATTTTACGCCGCAGGCTGTAAGCACCCGGGACTCATATTTGGATATAGATCTGATACCCAAAACAGACGATTCCCGGTAATGCAATGCTTTGATCCCGAAACGGGGGCGCTGCTCTATGATTTGGGTCCTGAAGGGATCTTTGCCAATGCACGCAGAGTGGCGGGGGTATGGACACCACTGCAGATGATTCGCCTGACAAGATTCACTACGATTTCGCAACTCTACAACTGGTTAACGGCCGGTACGGATAACAGGCATGATCAGGATATTCAGCAGATGAAGGTGGAAAGCCCTTATTTTTCCGAAAATGAGCAGGAATATCCCCTTTATCAATTAGGGCATGGAGCTTACTATACAGAGGGCTGGAGTGAGTTCAGACGAGCAGACGGCAGCATGCACAAAATCTTTGAGAGTTCGCGCACGTCGACGCCGACAGAAGATTACCCCGCCGCATTTTGGTTCAACCCGTTGGAAAATAATTTCTCCACGACGGCCACACCTGAAAACGCGTTGATAGACGAACATGGAGCGGCGACCGGCGATATCAATGCGACGCGGGTGGAAGATGGCTGGTATTGTTCACGTGTTTGCCCGATACGAGTTGAACAACCGAATTTTCGAATCAATGTCAACAGACGACCGCAGAATGTAAAACTGTACGCAATCGACCTTTGGAAATTTCATGCCGGGAAAAAGGTGGAGACGGGGACGACCTATTTCGTCGACTACGATTTGGATAACAATGCAAACGCAGCCGACGACGGCCGAGCACACAAAGGACGCAACAACAGGGGACTCATCCACGAGGACAGCCGAAACATTATCAATAATCACAAAGCGATTTTTGAGATACAAGGCTTTGAGTCAAGAACAAACACGAGTATTAAACCACGACAAAATTGATTATGCCAAACATCAATCCTTTTTTGCGCCACTTGCTGCGATTTGAAGCCGGCGTAGAGAACAAAAACAAATCAACGGACGCACTGTTTGAAAAAGCCCGTTTGCAGGGCTTTGCCAACGACCCGGACGACCGCGGTGGAGCCACGATGATCGGGGTAACACTCGCAGCTTTCACCGCATGGAGAAAATCTCAAAAACGACCCACACCGACGGTGAAAGAATTGAAGGCGATTTCTTATGAAGAGTGGAGAAATATCGCGGATCACGATTTCTGGCAACGCTGTAAGGCCGACGAATTGAAATCCCAATCCGTGGCAATGATGGTCGCAGACTTTACATTCCACAGCGGAGCACATGGGATCAAAGCTCTTCAGCGTGTTTTGGCGCAGAATGTTGACGGAATTATGGGGGCGAAGACTTTGGCCGCGGCCAATGCAACACCGCCCGAGACGCTGTTTCTTGCACTCAAAAACGAGCGGCTGCGATTTTTGCGTGCCATAGTGAAGAATAACCCGCGCCAACAAAAGTATCTCAAGGGCTGGATCTCGAGAGTGGAAGCGATTCCTTTTACAGACTGACATGAAGATTGATTCGAGCATAAAACTTTCACCGCTGATTCTGCTGGTGCTTAGCCTTTGCTTTTCAAGTTGCACCACCACCCGAACCGTGGAGCGGCGCGTTATAGTTCACGACACGCTGAAAGTCAACAGAACCGACACGCTTAGATTCACGGCACTTGTACAGGATAGCGTCTATTTGCATGATAGCGTTTATCTCGAAGGAGCAACCACCGTCAAAGAACGCATTAAAGAACGCTGGCACATTCGAACTGACACCGTTTGGCGAACAAAGACAGAAGCTCTACACGCCGTGCACCGAGAGACGGCACAACAGAAAGAAAGCCCAGAACCATCGTGGCAGCCTGGTATTTGGTGGGTGCTGTTGCTCCTCGCCATAGGCACGGCGGTTCCCGTTCGATTAGGCAAAAAATAAGTAGCGTAAGGTATGCAGTTACTCTCATCGATTCCATCATTGACCTTTCCCGATGAGTGGGAGGCGTTGACCATTTCAACGAGCACGCCTTTGCGGTGCTTAATCAGTGTAAACGGGCACCCGGCACTTGACTTGACGTTACGCCCCATAAACGGACAAATCACACTGCACGACGCCGGCTCATTGATTAGAGACCGCGCAGAGCGGAAGATTGCAGTGGTGAAGTTGGAGGTGATCAAGGACAGCAATCGCACGACTTTGATCACGTCGACCGTGATCCCGGTGCAGAGCCACATGGGAGAAACCGCCGCGGCTTTTACGGCACGTTCGTTCCTTACATTCGCCCCGCTGGTGAAATTGACCCACCGCGCGGCAACGGAACGCCTCGCATGGGTGGGAAGCGAGACGGCCGTGGCGATTTCGAGCGTTTGGTGGACAGCGCACGGCGCAGTGGAGCACACCGAGAGCATTGCAGCCTCACAAAAGGACGGGGCCAACGTGGTAGACGTTTCACCAGCCCGACTCAATCCACCCGAAGCGGGCGCCGTACTTTGTCATTACGCCGCTGCATGTGGAGCGCGCCGACAACGCTACGAAATCGCCCCGCCCAACACCTCACAGGGCGGAGGAGCAGAGATTGAGTTTCGGAATGATTTCGGAGTGGCAGACACCGTGCATGCTTTTGGCACCGTGGAGCGCAATGCGAAACCCACTTATAAGACCGCGCGAATCGCGGGGCGTCGACACAACTACGAGACGGAGAGCGAAGTGACAATCACATGCTATTTCACCCCCCTGGGAACAGACACCCGGCAGGTGGAAAGCGTGACGCAAGCCGACGAGGTGGTGCTTTTGCCCATGCGAACGCCTATCATGCCGGTGGAAGCTGAAATCAAATGCACCGACGACACGACGAAGATAAACCACGCCACGGTGAAATTTCGTGTGGAGGAGGAAAGCCCCGCCACCGAGACCACCACGACCGGCAAACGATATAAGATTTTCGACGATAGTTTTGACAATAGCTATGAGTAAGAACGAACAAAGAATGTATCCGAAACGTATCCACCACGCGGAAGCACGGCGACTGCTCAGAGATAGACAACCACACCGGCTGAAAGTGTGGAAAATGTCGACGGGGGAAATTCTTTTGTATTCGCGTGCTATCTATCAAGGGGAATACAACAGACGGCGCAACACGCGCGTGCTGCTGCTCCCATCGGGAGAGATACGGGAATTTTGCAACTTCACTCTTTTCGAGATTGACGACATGAAAATTTATTTGTAATGGACACAACACACGAAGTTTGGACACTCAACACCGAAGGCGTGCAGGCGGTGATCGCGGAAGTAGGAGACACCACCGAAGTCTTTGACACGGTGGTGGGAGCGGCCAAGTCGAGACTTTTGCCGGGCAGCGCAACCGAGAAATATATTCCGTTTGGCGCCGATGATCAGCTGCCATACGAACTGAAACGACTGATTGACGGCGACGAGGTGACGGCGCAATGCTTGAATTTCAATGTCACTGCACTGTATGGAGCGGGTATTCACACCGGAGAAACAGACCAAGCTGCTGAGAATTGGAGTGCACGACAGGCTTTGCCCATGTATGTCTTGGATCAGAGCACGGATATGCAGCTCTATTATTTCGCGGTTTCGGTGATCATCCTTTCGGCAGACGGCAAACTCATCAACAGAATTGTGCACAAAGAAGCCCCCTATTGTCGATTTGCCGAGGCCGACCAATATGGAAATATTCCGTTTGTCTATTATGCCAACTGGCATGCAAACCGTCCCAAACCCGAAGAGATTGAGAAGATTCCACTGCTCAACATGAGAGACCCGTTAGGTGATCTCAAAGTACGAATGGGGCAGGAGCCCGACCCGAAGACGGGGCGGAAACGAACACCGACCCGCGAACGAAAATTTGCCGTCGTGGCAAGATTCCCAACGGCGGGATGTCAATATTACCCGGTTCCTTACTGGTCGTCGATTCTACGAGGAGGAAGCTACGATGAGAAACGGCTGATTTCGGTGGGAAAGCGGGCAAAACTGAGAAACCATACAAGCGTGAGATACCTGGTGGAAATTCAACGCGACTATTACGAGCGCATTTGCCGGGAAGAGTTTATCACCGACGCCGAGAAAATAGCAGAACGTATTCGCCGAGAAAAGGAGAACATACGCAACTTCCTTTCGGGTTTGGCCAATGCGAACAAGGTTTGGATCTCGTCGTTCTATGTTTCGCCCGACGGGCATGAGGTGCATGATGTACGTGTTTCACTCATCGACGGAAAGAAAGAAGGCGGAGAGTGGGCAGAGGACGTGCAAGCGGCGGCAAATACCATCTGCTTTGCTTTTGGCGTACACCCCAACATGGTGGGAGCAGTACCAGGAAAGGCGCAGACCAACAACAGCGGGTCGGATAAGCGTGAACTCTACACCATGAAACAGGCGCTGCTCAAGCCCATGAAGGACATTCTCCTCACGGCTTTGCGCTTGTGCTTTGCTTACAATGGCTTTCGCGGAACGCCAACACTGCCAATGATTCAATTAACCACGCTCGACGAACACCGGGACGCTAAAATTACACAGTCATGAGTATCATCACCAAACAGAAATTCGACGCGCTCGTACCCGCTTTCCGAGACGCAACCGATAGCGTTTATCGAAAAATGGTACCACAATTGGAACTCTACGAAAACCGCACCGGGGAGTTTGCACCCTACGAAGAATTGAGTGAACTGAGAGAACGATACATTTGTTTGGCGGCGGCACACAACGCCGTCCGAAGTCTCGACTTGATTCTTACAGGGTCTGGCTTTGGAGTCATCTCGACGGCCGAAAAAAGCCCCGCCTCACAAGCAAGAGTCGACGCACTGCAGAGGCAACTCTACGAAGAGTGTTCTGATGTGTTCGATGAATTGAGGACAAAAGCCTTGAGCACGGCGTGGAACGAGACGAGCAACGCACAGGACATGGTGGACTCCTTTCTTTACACCCCGACTTTGCTGAGAAAATACGGAGTTTTGTGCGAAGAACGCGAGGTATTTATAAGAGAATACGCGCGTTTGGCACCACAGCGCCACGAGGGAGCGATCCACGTGTTGCACGAGATTTCGCCCGAACTCTACGAAGCGATGCTCAACTGGTTGAGAAAGGGAGGAGAGTTTCGCACAGACGACAATTCACCGCGACAACATGCGATGAAAACGCTCTTGGAAAGGGGACGCGTCCTCATGGCACGCGATATGACAGCGGGGCCGACCCATAAAGCATGCCAAAACCTCAGAGCCTCCTTGGTGATCTTTGCCGACTCAATCCCCGAGTACACCAATTCGGCTACCTACAGGGCACGACATAGCGGTTTCTATGAGAACAAAGCAGACCACCCCACCTTCTTTTTTTCCTGAAACGCTGAAAGTGCGCATACCAAAAGGCTGGGAGGCCTTGTCTGAAAGGGAACTACTCTACATTTGCGCACTCATGGCGGCCGAACGTTTCACCGTCGAAGAGATACAGTTGAGGTATTTGCGCCGCTTTGCGTTCGAACGCCCCAACCCACCCATCTGGAAAATGCTTTCTCCTTATACCTTGCTGAGCGCGGCCGAGGAGTTAGCGTGGTTGGAGGAACCGCCCACCACGGCCATACGCCCCGCACATATCGGGAAGTATGAAGCCATCGACGCACATTTGTTCGACGAAAGGCTTAAATTCGGCGATTTTCTCATTTGCGAGAACTTGTTCCAAAGTTGGATCAGTTCGCAGAGAGAGGAACCGATTGAGCAAATGGCGAAATTCCTATACCGCACGGCGGCAGACGAGTACGCATTGAACATTCATCTTTCGCCCGCCGAACGTTACGCGGTGATCTTTTGGTGGACGGGGCTCAAAGCGGAACTGGCAACAAGATACGACGAGCTCTTTCGGCGCATACCGGCGGGAGCCGAGGACTATGATGACAGTTCGCCGGCAGAACGCCAACGGGAGAGCACAGACGCACAGATTAGAGCCTTGACGGCGGGAGACATCACCAAAGAACCCGCCGTGCTCAAAACAGAAACCCATCGCGCCCTCACAGAACTCAATGCGAAGGCGAGAGAAGCGCGGATAACCATGCAGAAAATGGGAACATGAAGATTTATCTGAACCGAATGCAGAGGGAAGTTCTTGCAGTGGGGGCCAAAGATACCTTTGCCATAGCGGGACGTGGAACGGGGAAAGGTGTGGTGCAAGCCACGGTTTTGCTCAACGCCTTTCAATCCATGCCAAGATGCACCGCGGCAATCGTGGCGCCCAATGCGATTCGAGCCATGACAAACACTTTGCCGTCGATGACAATGCACTGGGAGGCATGGGGATACAAGCGAGACGTGCATTGGTGTATCGGAAGAAAACCACCGAAGGCGCTCAATTGGCCGAAACCACTCATCGAACCGCACAACTGGGAGCACATTATTTCGTTCTACAACGGAGCCATCGCACAAATCGTTTCGCAGGACAGAAAAGGCACGTCCAATTCCAAATCGTTCGACTTCCTGTGTATCGACGAGGCCAAGTTTGTAAAGTACGACCGACTCAAAGACGAGACGTTTTTGGCCAACCGCGGACAATTACGCGAGTTTGGCGACCAACCGCTTCACCATGGAATGATCGTTACATCCGATATGCCAATCACCAAGGAGGGATCGTGGTTTCTCAACTTCGAGGAGAAAATGGATCGGGAGCTGATCACCACGATTTTGACGCTCAAGGCGGAGCGTGAAAGGCACATCGCGAGAATCAAAGCAGAGGGGGTGTCAAACATACCGGACTACATTCCGAAACGAGTTGCAAGATTGGAGAAGCTACTTTCGCAATTCAGGAAGCACGCGCTCTTCTTTGGGACCTATTCCACGCTGACTAACATTGAGGTGCTCGGAGAGGCCTACATTCGGCAGATGAAGCGAGATTTGCCACCACTGGTATTTCAGACGTCGGTGCTTTGCCAACCCGTCCGATTACTGCAAGATGGTTTCTATTCGTCCATGACAGAAGCTCATCTCTATACGGCCGCCAACTTCAACTACCTGGACTCATTGGAATACCAATTCGGGGAAATCACCCAAACACGCGATAGCCGAGTGGACGACGACCTCATACCGGACGCACCGCTTTGCATTGCATTCGACTTCAACCGAAACATCAACTGGCTGGGG